TAATTGTTTTTTTGAATCTTTAATGTTTTCAACATTTCTCATTAAAGCTTCCACCTTCGATTTAACATTCTCAATACGACTTCTTGTTTGTGCCAAAGCCTGAGTCGTCACACTTATAGCTCGTTGGTTCTCCTGTGATGTTGTCTGTAAGGAACCTGTTTTGGTAGTCAAACTAGCAAGTTTTTGATTAATCACTTGCATTAAATTATTGTCAACGGGTTGTGTCATAGTTATATATATTCAACAAAGAATATAATTTAATTAAAATTATCCACGCTACTGGTCTCTCCAATATCTTCGGATTCATATCCGATTTCTTTGTTGTGCCCCTCTTCTCGTTTTTCAAAGACCGTTATTTGTTGTTCCATCATATAAAGGAGTGTATCTAATTCTACAGTCTCTCTCAATTGTTTGAAATAGGTATTGCGAAGATTGCTTATTCCATCTTTTGCTCGCTTAAATTCCTGCACTAGTCTAGGATAGTGAAGATTTCCTTTATATGTTTTTAATGAATCTAATCCACTCTCTATTATTTCCTTAATAATTTTCTTTTGACTATCATAATTCTCATTATAATAATAGCGGCGCACACGCGTTGCCCAATCAGAATTCCTAAAATGTACTTTTTCCTTGAAGAATAATTTTTCTCCTTCCTGTGTTCGTGCTAAAAAAGAGAGATTATCAATTGTATTTTGTAATGGAGCAGGTATTCTATAATCCGACGTCATATAATTATAGAATACTATTATTTCCTATTTAAATTAAAAACTGCTAAAATCAGTTAACATAGGTTTAGGCAAATATTGTTCGTTGGATGAACGGTAATTAGGGACCTTTTTACACTCGAATGCTGGTTCAGGACAGCGTCCACATGGAGGACACGCTGGGCACGGTTTTTGACGAGGACATGCGCTAGGTTCGGGACACGCCGGACATACTGGTGGAATAACCTGCGATTTCAAGATGTAGAGGTCTTCATCACCTTCGGGTATTTGCGATTTAGGGATACCATTTCCTGATTGAGTATCACTATCTTGCTTATTTTCTTTATCTTCCTTATCTTTATTCGATGTCATTCCCTCAACAACTCTCCCTGTAACCATTCCTAAAAATAATGATACAATTATAATTAAAAAAAGCGAAAAAGATGTTAATTTCATTTTATATTAAAAATAGACAAAAAAATTGAATAAATTATTTATTGTTACTCAACCTGTAGATTTAGTTTTGTTATGGAGAAAACCGAGATTCCGAAAACTAAATATGGTCTCTCTATTTACAGAAATCCTAATCCCGAAATTTTTGAAATTGGTGTAGATGAAGCAGGTAAAGGACCCATGTTTGGACGTGTTTATGCTGCTGCCGTTGTTTTGCCAAAAGATCCAGAACAAGAAATGTTTAATTACACAGATTTGCGCGATAGTAAAAAAATAAAATCCCTCAAGAAACTGAAAACAACTGCTGAGTATATTAAAGAAAACGCACTAGCCTGGGCAGTATCTTATTGTGATGAAAAGGAAATAGATTTAATTAATATTAGACAAGCAACCTTCAAGGCAATGCACAATGCCATAGAAAGCGTTGTTGGACAACTTGAACGTTTGGAACAATCTAAAAAAGATAATGTAGCAAATCTAGCAAATTTAGCAAATCTAGCAAATAAATCAAGCATGGATATTCAACTTATGATAGATGGAAATGATTTCAAACCGTATATGTGTATGCAAGGTTCCATGTTTCTCGCATTGCCTCATACATGCTATGAGGGGGGGGATAATAGATTCACTTCAATTGCCGCAGCATCTATTCTGGCAAAAACTGAACGCGATATCTATATTCTAGATTTGTGTGAAAAGAATCCAGAACTTAAAGAACGGTATAGTATTGATACAAATAAAGGATATGGAACAAAAAAACATCTAGAAGGTATTCAAGCATTTGGGATTACAGAATGGCATCGGTGTTCCTATGGAATTTGTAAAAATTATTGACACATTATTATCGATTCAAAATATTAGTAATATATATTATCTTTTTTAGATTACATAGTAATTATGTCAACACGTCTTTTATTAGTTCATGAATCCCCCAAAGTTATTTCACTTATATTAAATAGAAACAGCACACGTTTAGGTCGTGTTCGATTCACTCCTCCAACAGTGACCACCAATACCGACGACACTATAGCATATTTACATCATATAAAAGTAAACCATTTTTATCGTAATAAAGAAATAGGTAGTTTTATGCTCAATCATATGAATACCTATTTAAAAAAAAATACATTAGCAGAAACAATCAAAAGTGTATTATGGGATGATATGAGTAATCCTTATCTCTCTTCATTCTTTATAAAAAACGGATATACACTCAATACTGGTGAACAAACTATTTACGATGATGGCGAGAAGATTTTTGAAATTACTCCTATAGAGAGAAATTTATAGATTTGTAGTTTTTTGAATTCAATCATAAAAATTGAATAGAAATACTTTATTTTATCTATATATATTCACACGAAAAATGAAGGTTCTTGTTTTCGACACCGAAACCACTGGATTACCTCAGCGTAATAAATATGGGAAAAAAGCATCCATTTATGAGACCACATTGTGGCCTTATATCATTCAACTTAGTTACATTTTGTATGATACAGAAAAGCATAAAATTATTATAGACCATGACCATATTGTTAAAATACCTGACCACTGTGAATTAACTGAAAAAAGCGTGGAAATGCACGGAATTACGAGGAATCGTTCTATTCGCGAAGGTATCTCCATCAATGAGGCATTAGATCTCTTTCATGTTTGTGTGAATTCTGCCGATATGATTATCGCACATAATCTCTCTTTTGACCGTCAAATAATATTGGTAGAATCTATACGCCATCGTAGAGGGGGACCATTTTATTCAAAATCCTCATCACAATTCTTTTGTACCATGAAAAATACTGTAGAACTATGTCAAATAATGGCAACCAATACGAAAACTGGCGAAACGTATATGAAATTTCCACGTTTAAGTGAACTTCACCAGCATATGTTTGGTGAAGAACCGCGAAATACACACAACTCATTCGTGGATATTCTCATTTGTCTCAGATGTTATGTCATGTTGACTGAAGGCACTGATATTCGCAATAAAAGCAGAAAATTTAAAAAATTTTACAAACCCATTTGTCCTTGATATTATATCACTTTCAAACCTATTTTTATCCAGAGCACATGATACATTCGGGTTCAATCGTGAATTGCTGAACTTGATGTTTAGGTTTTCGTCGTAAATAATAAATTCCTGTTTTTAATCCGCTTTTCCAAGCGTGAAAGTGCATAGCGGTCAACTTATTATAGTCGGGGTCCTCTAACCATAGATTCATACTTTGACTTTGACATATAAAAGCACCGCGGTCTGCTGCCATATCAATAATATCACGCATCTGCATTTCCCAGACAATTTTATATTTTTCTTTAAAGGCATCACTCAACCCTTCTATCTGTTGAATGCTACCACGGTTTCGTATAATATTGTTTTTTAGGTCTTCATTCCATAATCCCATATCAATCAATTCCCGCATGAGATATTTATTAATCACTGTAAACTCACCAGCATTGGTTCGTCGTGAATAAATATTACTTGTCATGGGTTCGAATGCCTCGTTATTTCCCAAAATCTGACTGGTGCTTGCTGTTGGCATCGGAGCAATTAGAAGTGAGTTTCGCATACCATACGTCATAACCGATTCTTTTAGTGTATCCCAGGCATATCGTTCTGAAGGAATGACACCCCATAAATCAAACTGTAATTCTCCACGACTTGCTGGACTGTCTGTAAAGGTAGAATAAGAACCAAGATGATTTTCACGTAGATTCAGTGTTTCATGATAGAGTGGTCTGTATTCCTCTATTAACTGCTTCATTGTTTGGGACATTTCCTTACCATTTAGATTTGTTATTGTATCACAGCACTTATCGTTGTAGTTGGAAAAAGTGATATAGTCATTATCGAGTGCTTGACGTATGGTTTTCATTGCCGATACGCGCTTCAATGCCAACTCATTCGACATTTCGACAGCACCGTGGTAAATGGTTTCAAAAATTAGTTTATTCACTTGTTTTCCTTCGTCACTCGTAAATGCAATATCCATCTTGAAGAATGTGTCTGCAAGTCCTTGGATACCTATCCCTATAGGTCGATGAAGCATATTTGATTGCTTGGTTTTTTCTGTAGGATAATAGTTAATATCAATCACACGGTTTAGATTTTCCGTCACTATTCTGACTACCCTGTGAAGTGCTTCATAATCATAACTTTTATCATCCTTGACAAACTGCGATACTGCTATGCTTGCCAAATTACATACAGCACTTTCATCAGGCGATGTATATTCCACGATTTCCGTGCAAAGATTACTGGACTTTATAATTCCTAGATTTTGCTGATTTGATTTGCTATTACACGCATCCTTATAAAGCATATACGGTGTTCCTGTTTCCATCTGACTATCTAGAATTTGAAACCACAACTCACGCGCTTTCAGTTTTTTTATCCATTTTTTCTGGGCAACATAGGATTTAAAAAGTGTTTCGTATTTATCACTGTGCACATCTGAAAGACCTTTAGCTATATTAGGACAAAAGAGATACCAATCGCTATCTTGCTCGACACACTTCATAAAATAGTCCGAAATCCAGAGACCGTAGAACAGGTCCCTTGCTTTCAGTTCCTCATCTCCGTGATTTTTGCGCAATTCAAGAAAGTGTTCGATATCACCATGATGTGGTTCTATGTAAATGGCAAAGGACCCTTGTCGCTTACCACCGCCTTGGTCCACGTAACGCGCAGTGGAATTAAAAACACGCAACATAGGCACTATACCATTACTGCTACCATTTGTTCCCTTAATATGAGATCCTTCACAGCGAATTTTATTGATGTCCAATCCGATACCACCAGCCCATTTTGAAATCATCGCACAGTCTTTGAGTGTGTTATAAATGCCTTCGATACTATCTTCTTCCATAGTGAGTAAGAAACAAGAACTGAGTTGGGGACGCAACGTTCCTGCATTAAAGAGTGTGGGGGTCGCATGCGTGAAAATTAGTCTGGACATATGGTCATATGTTTCCAATGCCTTGACTATATCATTAAAATGAATTCCGAGAGCTACGCGCATCCACATATGCTGAGGACGTTCTTGTATAATGCCTTGGACACGCATCAGGTATGCTCTCTCTAAGGTTTTAAATCCAAAATAATCAATCGCATAATCACGAGTGTAATCAATTGTTTTTTCAATAAGCTCTTTGTTTTGCTGAACACAATTCCATACTTCTGGAGCAAGAAGTTCATTATTGAAGAGAAGTTCGGCAACTGAAAAAAAAGAACTATAAGTGTTTTTTTGGAGATTAGAGATGCTTATACGTGATGCAAGAGCACCATAATCATAATGGATAGTATTCATAGAAGCACATTGCTCAGATGCTAATTCATCCAATTTGCTTGAATT